TTCTTGCAGAATCTTGCAGTGAACTATGCAGAGCAAGGCATGAACTGTGTGTACATAACATTGGAGTTGAGTGAGAATCTTACTGCAATGAGAATGGATGCAATGATGACTGATACTCCTGCTAGAGACATATTCAAAGATTTAGATACACTGGATCTGAAAGTTAGAATGAAGGCAAAGACCACAGGCAAAGTCAGAATCAAATATATTGCCAGCGGAGCAACTGCTATTGATGTTAGAGCATATATTAAAGAGTTTGAAATACAGCATAGCATAAAATGTGATGTGGTGTTGATTGATTACTTGGACTTGTTGATGCCAATGAACAAACGTGTATCGCCAAGTGATCTATTTGTAAAAGACAAGTATGTGTCCGAAGAGTTGAGAAACTTAGCAGTGGATCTAAACTCCATATTGATAACAGCATCGCAGTTGAACAGAGCCAGTGTTGAAGAAATAGAATTTGATCATTCGCACATCAGTGGCGGACTGAGTAAGATACAGACAGCAGACAATGTGATTGGTATCTTTACATCGCGAGCAATGAGGGAGCGTGGCAAATATCAGATACAGTTTATGAAAACAAGATCCAGTTCTGGTGTTGGACACAAAGTGGATTTAGAGTTCAATGTGGACACACTGAGAATACTTGACTTGGCAGAAGATGAAGAGTATCAATCATTTAAGAAACAAGCGCCTTCCATATACAGCAATTTAAAAAGAACATCCACAGTGACTGAAGAACCAAAAGAAGAACACAAAGCCAGTGGTGACGACATAGGCAAAATAAAAGCCAACGTCGAGTCAAGCAAGATAAAAGATCTTATCCGTAATTTAAACAAAAAATAATTTAGTAATTGTAATTGAACAGTGCAATATCAGTTGCAAAATGTTTTGCCACAATATCAATAGTTTCTTGATCATAATAAGTTTTATAATCTCTGTGTGATCCAACGTTGATCTTAGGTAATGGTATTGCACATCCTATCATTCTTTGTATTGAAACAAAGTCATGATCTAAACTTTCATAACGCAGTATCTGGTCAACTCCTTCTGTCCAGTGTTGTTGTTGTTTACTCCAACTGCTCCAGCCCCACTGATCAAAGTTTTGTATAAAAAATTTAAATCCTTTTGACAGATGATTCAATACCATTTCACAGTGATCAATTTGATAGTCTTTGTCTTTGTGTCTTGGGTGTTCGCCTGCGTGATCTGTAACTTCTTGTATATTACTTGTGAGTTTGAATATGTGATGATGATAGTAACTTACCATTCGATCCCACGGGTTTCGAATCACACAGAATGTATGTCCTACATCTTTGTAAACGTTTTGCATTTTCCTACACGTGGTGTGCCTTTTTAAAAATTCAAATCCACCTGCATGTTCTACCAGCCAAGAAGCAATTGATGTGCTGGCTGTCTTCGGTATGTCGATAAAAGTTATTACTGTTGGTTTTCTAACTACAACTGCCATGCAAAATATTTAAGTTAAGAATAAAACTGATCAATCTTTAAAGGCTTACATTCTAAAACTTCAATGTAGTCTGAATTGTTTAGATGTTTTATTCTACCAATGCCTCGAATTACATCATAGTCTGTGTATGGAAAAGGTTGATTGATTGTTAGATCCACATAGTATCCATTGTCTACACCCAAAGTGATAAAGGTCACATATTTTTTGTTGCCTGACTTGTACACTCTACCGTTTGCAACCAAACCAGCAAACTCAATGCGATCCAAATACAGATGTTTGGTATAAAATCCTGGAAGAAACTTTTTGTCAGACCACCATCCATACTTCTTGTATTGCCAAACAGGATCATCAAACTTGTCAGACTTGCTCATAGTGGTTGGTTCCAATCCGGCTCGCTTGGCTTCTGTCTTGTACACCCAACGCTTGTAAGATCCATGACAGTGTTTGAGTGCCGCTGACCAAAATCCTTTTTGATTGTGTGCTTTTTGATAGGCCAGTGCCCAGATGAGTCTGCCCAAATTAACAGCATGTGCTCTGCACAATCCAAATCCACTGAGTGCCTGTAACGATTTGAACACTTCGTCTTTGCGTGGATGATCACCCAATTTGGTCATAAACTCCATCACACGTTCTTCGTTCTTTTTGGCAAATGCTCTGCGATACATGTCTGCTTCGTAATAGTTGCAACCAATCAACTGTGCAATTTGCACAATGGCATCATCTTCGCACACCACCACATCGGATATTCTGTCCGATGTCCAATCATTGAAGAAGGCCGCTTTGCGTCTGCCTTGCAATGCCACAGGTCTTATCAATGCTGTGGCCAAGACACAATCATGCATTGACTGTGGACGAATCGCTCGGAACAGTCTTCTCATGGCTGGAGATTCTCCCTGGGTAACCCCCAACACGTCTCCCCGACTCAACAAAGACGAAGTAGCCTCGTCTATCTCTGGATATTCGTATAAGTTGGTTTGAGAGTCTATGTCTATCAGTTGACTCAGTCCTCTGTTTGCCAATATGTCTACCTTGAGGTGTTCGAGATCCGCGACCTCGTTTTTGTCCAACAGTATTTGATTGGTTTGTGATATTAAAGATTTTGGTAATTGCCTTGTAAACATTAAGATGCCTCCACAGTGTTTTGATATACATTTCTTTTTGCCTTTCAGTTTGTTTTCTATTCGTTTTGCCTCTACTGGATCTATGCCCAATGATTCGTATGTGAACTTCCTGGGCAGTCTTCCTTTGTGCCCCAGTCGTTTTGCCGCTTCGCGTTTGGCCGACTTGTCTTTGTACAGAACATAGTTTGATATTCTGGCTGACTTGCCGGGCCACTTTTTGAAGATGCGATTCATCACTGTCTCTTGTTGATAGTGAGGATAATCAATATCCACGTCTGGCAGATCATCTCTCTTGGGATTGAGAAATCTTGCCACAGGAATGTCCCACTGTAAGGGATCAACATCAGTGATGCCCATAAGGTAACATACCAAAGAAGATCCTGCAGACCCTCGAGTCATGTGAGGTATATCGTGGGTAAGATCTAGTATATCTCGGATTTGACAAAAATAGTCAGTGAACCTAAGTGAGAGTATGATCTCAAATTCTTCTGCAAGTCTTTCTTGGTATTCAAGTTGCGGGGGACATGTGCGTGTGAATCGCGTGGTGAGTCTGTTTATATCTTCTAGCGCCTTTACGTCGGTCATGTTGTGCCTTTGCTTTGTTGTTGCCTTATGTTCGAGTTGTCTCAAACAGTAATCATATTTATCTTGGTACGGTGTACTGAATTACGATCTTGATTGTGTGGTTCGATCTGCCCATCGCATGTTCCACCAGGTGTATTCTTCAGGCGTGCCACAGAACCAAAACTCGTGAATGCCAGTGTCGTGATTGTAGGTGACTGACAGCCACGCCTGTTCATCAGCGTATTTTAAATAGGGAGAACAGTCAACATAGGTTCTTTCATACTTGTGTGCTTCCACATTGGTTTGAAAATAGAAACGCTGTCTTTCAATCAGAGTGCGAAACAGGTCCGATTGGTAGGCGCCTGTCACTCCCCATCGAGTGCGAGGCAGAGACATGTCATAGGGCCAGTCTTGTGAGTAGCCATGCAGTTCGCGTTCAGCCAGGCTGGGGAAATGATCAAATGCAATCACTAGGTAACTGAGATTTTGGTAACTGTGTAGTTTTTGTGATACCACTGATTAAACAACAGGTTATCATATTCTGTCTCACTGAACACCACAATGCGATTGTCGTCTTCTGCAGTTTGATCCAGAGATGAATCCAACCAAACCAAATCAGCATCATACGATCCTGCGCCATGGAATCCCTGCACTGTGGTAGAGTCATTGTAGTAGTTGGCTATCAGTGACTCTAGGCTTTCACTTGCATTTGCAGGTTTCTTGCAGAAGTAGTAGTCATGCAGTTCTGTGGAGTCATACATCACAGAAGTGATGTCTCCATAGTGTGTCATCCATATGTCGCCATCTGAAGTTTTTGTGAAGTTGAATTTCCATTCGCCTGCGTGATCTGACACAATGGCTGGTCGATAGAAGTCGCCTGATAGATCATATGTGGAATCCACAGTGACCATTTCGCCCCACCACACATAGGTATGATTGTTGTGGTGATTGTTCCACTGTGCTTGAGGATCGGCCAACATCTGTCTCACTGTGCTGGCAGTGCCATTGATGATGGCATTGAAATTGTATGTGGTCAAACAACAGGTGTCTGATCCTATGGCAAATGAATTAACCACCACATCAGTGGCCACTGTGGGAGTCTTCTGTGGCACAATGCGAATCACATGATCGCCTGTGCTGAGATCAGCATCAAATGTTAGGTCAGCGGCTGAGTCTCCCAGTGTGATGGTGTGTTTGGTCACACCGTCCAGTGTGATGGCCACTGACACATCCACCATCGCCGCATTTGCTTCTTTGGCAGAGTCAAATGATTCTTGATACTGTGTGTAGGTGCTGTCATCCACTGTGGGTCTTTTTTGTATGTTGAAGGTGTAGGTGCTCATTGTTCAGTATTTAGTGCTCCTGACACCTGCACTGTGTAACGGTTGGTGTTGCCTATGTTGCCGCCCATGTGCAGTTCGTCGATGGAGAACTCCACCCAATCCCCTGCGGACCAGCCAGTGAACACTCGACCGTTAACTTCAAAGTAGTGACCCGAGCGCCAATCTTCCACAAATATCTGTCTGCGTCTGATCCGATCCACTGGGTGAGCATCTCTGAGATTCTGCATGACATCTCGATGTGGTGGCATGGCCATGCCAGGCAGAGCCAGCACAAACAGAATGCGTTGGTCGGCCCATGCACTCACACGGAACTGAGCACACCACTCAAACAGGCCCTGTGCTGAGTCAGCGTCCACGTGATGGAACTCGCCCCACTGTCTCAGTGTGCTCTCAGGATATCCCATGCTCAGCCACGGAGTCATGTGGTCAGGATGATGTGGATCTGCAGTGCCCTGCTCCCAATAACGAGTGTAGGGCAACTGTGAACAGCGTTCCAGAGTTCTTGCAGTGAGTGTGATGTGTCCAGTGCTGACAGTCATTTCTAGTATTTACTGACCCCTGNGAGCCACCAATAAATATTTGACATGCAGTTGCTCGTAGCATCACCTCGAATCAATCACACAGAACATGATCTATGGCGTCACTCTGTGATCTGCACATTTGAAACTCAGACAGGTCACATGGGATTCATCATGAATCAAGCAGTGGCCAACATTGATCATGACAACATATCATCACTGTACGGTGTGGGTCGACTGCCCGTGAACAGAGTGTACTGTGGTGGGCCTGTGCTCACTCAAAGATGCACCATCATGCACACACCAGAATACTCAGTGTCAGGCACCAAACAGGTGGGCGAGTCAGCTGCGATCACATTCAATGATCGTATTGTGGAAGACATTGTGCAGGGTCGTGGTCCAAGAGCCTACAAGATCATGCTGGGATTCTGTCAGTGGCGCAAGGGTCAACTGGCACAGGAAACTGCACAGACCGGAGGTTGGCTCACCATGCCTGCCACCTCAGTGATGTGGGGCAACTACAAACGCAAAGACAAGATGTGGCGCAGATCCTGTGAGTCAGGCGCACTGCTGGCCACTGATGCATTCCTCAACCATGCTTGGGCCTGAGAGCATACATACGTGCAAATGATGACCTCTACACCCTCATGCAGAATACAAGCAGTGGACCATAGGAAAGATCTGTTCTCAATCTCTGAGATAATTTCCCAAGAACTGATGCGGGCCGTTGCTGAGGAAGTGTTGGATGCACGACCCTACACCAAACAGGAATGGCAAGAACACAAGCCTAGGAAAAAACTGCAAAGATTCCCGGGTTGCACACTGTCTCTGATACACGAACACATCGCGAAACAGAAGGATACAATTGGTGAAGCATTGGGTCAAGACATCAACAGTATAGAAACTGCATTCTGGTATGACCAAGAAGGGTTTGACTTTCCGGCACACATAGACAATCCAGGCGTGCATACAGTGATGCAGATATATCTTTCAGACTGTGCTCATGCAGGCACAGTGTTTTACAACATACAAGACCATCACATAGAAACTAGAGATGACAAATACCGTTGGCACTACACAGGTCCTAAACAGCCTGAAAGTGTGAGAAAAAACTTTGAATTCAAAGCAAACACAGGATATCTAATGATCAACAACAGCAAACAACTGCATGGAGTACCAGGCATGGTTGGTAAAGGAGATGTACGGCTGTCTTGTTACTGTCATTTAAATTAGCATGATTGCGAGAAGGCGGAACTGCCACTGAGTCGAGTGAAACGATGCCGTACCGTCAAAGCAATTTTTTGGAGGATCATGACTGTGACTCCTTCACTGTGACAG